AGAAATCAGATAGAGAGCCCATTGCAAGTATTTCAAATGCAGGCGACCTTTGGGTTGATACTGATAATCAGCAGCTATTTCTTTATACAGGTGCTCAATGGATACTTGTAGGACCTAGCTTCTCAGATGGATTGCTAACTGGTGCTACTCCTGTAACTGTTGTCGGACAAGACAACGAAGAATATACAATACTTAAAATTGATGTTGCAAATACTACAGTTGCAATTATTAGTGACAACGAATTTTTCTTAAAATCTACTATTCCGGGTTTTGGTACTGGTATCAAAAAAGGATTTAATCTAAGTAATTTAAACGACGAATATACGTTTGTTGGTACTGTTGATAGTGCAGCAGGTGTAAAAGTTACAAATGATCCGACAAGTGGCACAGCCGTTATTAGTGCAAACGATTTATTAAGGGCAGATGCACCTAGTACAACAAATTTCCAATTAAGAGTAAAAAATAACAATGGTGTATTGATAGGTTCTGGAGGCGAATTATCAATCAACGTAGCAGGATCAACTGGTGTTATACAACATACAGCAGAAGGATCTAGTTTAGATATAAGAGTCAAAGATGGTCAAACAGTAAAAACACCTATAAGAATAGAATCTAACACAAATATTGGTATTAATAACTTAGCACCAGATGAATCACTTGATGTTGTAGGAAATATACAAGTTTCACCTAACAGTTTAGATCCGAATACAGGTAGGATTATTGTTAATAACACAACACAATCTACAGCATTTGACGAAGGGTCTATTACAACTTTAGGCGGTATTGGTGTAGCACGTAATGCATTTATCGGCGGCGATGTAAATATTGATGGTGTTTTACAGACAGGTAATATCTTACCCGATGGTAATAGCACAAGAAACATTGGTAGCTCACTACAAAAATATGATCAGATACATTCAAACACATTCTTTGGACGACTAACAGGCGATGTTACTGGTACTGTTAGTGGTAGAGCAGGTAGCGCAGAACGTCTTACTACTGCTACAACTTTCGAAATGACAGGCGATGTTACTGCATCTAGTTTTGCATTTGACGGCAAATCAGGCGATAGTACTAAAGTTTTTAATACTGTTGTATCGGATGGGTTTGTAGCTAGCAAAGAAATACTTACAACTTCTCAATTATCTGATGAAATTATTATTAGAAAAACACAACTTGCTCCTGGAGAAGATATACAACAGCCATTAGGTCTTTATAGAATAAGCAAACTTAATTTTTTAAATAGTTTGCCTACTATTCCTGTAGCAAGTATATTACCGTTTGGCGGCGTAGCCGAGCCTGATGGATGGCTACTATGTGACGGAAGAATAGTTTTACAAACTCAGTTCCCATTATTATTCAGTGCAATACAATATGCATTTTTAGATGCAGAATCTCTAAACGATGCAGGTTTTGATCCTGACAGCTTCTTTGCTATTCCTGATATGAGAGGTAGATTTCCATTAGGTCTGGATAATATGGGCGATACACAGCCTACAGCAGCAGGCAGAGTTACAAGTACAGGTGCTACTGAGTTAGGGAACAGTCTAGGAAGTGAAGATACAGTTCTTGATGTAGCAAACTTACCAGAACACGAACATGATTTGCGTGGCGATAGCGGTGCGCAGTATTATGCTATAAGAGATAATAGCGGAGCAACACAAGATGACGAAGCTATTACATATGATGCACCTACAGGTGCTCAAGCAGGACAAGCATATCCATCAAGTGGTGGTATTAAAACAACTGAAACCCTTGCTACACCGTTGGATATTATGAATCCATACTTAGCATTAAATTACATTATATATACCGGAACGTAAAAATGAGTTATAAATTAAACAAAACTGACGGATCATTATTAACAGATCTTATTGATGGGCAGATAGATAGTCAATCTACAGATTTAGTTCTTGTAGGAAGGAACTATACAGGTTTTGGTGAATTTATAAATGAAAACTTTATTAAGATGTTGGAAAATTTTGCCAACACAGCAGCCCCTGCCCGTCCTTTAGAAGGACAACTATGGTGGGATACAACAGAATTGCGTGTGAAAGTTTGGGACGGCACACAATGGAAAGCATCTGGCGGCCCATTTGTTCAAAAAACTCGTCCTCAAATGAACGCAGGCGATCAATGGATTGACACTGTTAATCAACAGATGTATTTTTACGATGGTAATAGCGAAAATCAACTTACATTGTTAGGACCTGGATACAACAAATTCCAAGGAACAACCGGGTTTGAAATAGAAAGTATTCTAGATGTGCAAAGCAGACCGAGACCTATTGCAAAATTATTCATAGCTGGCGAGTTTGTAGGAGCATTTAGTAATCTTACATTTACACCTAGACCTGCAGAAATTACTACAAAAGGTTTGACTGGATTAGTAACTGAAGACAATCCTACTGGTGTTGTAAAAGAAGGATTTAATCCTGTAGATATTAACAACTTTAAATGGCAAGGTGTTGCACTTTCGTCAGAAGCACTTGTTAATGATGCAGGCGAAATTGTTAGAGCTAGCCAGTTTCTTCCTAGTGACGCACCTGGCGAAACTTCAGGTACATTAACAGTTACTAACAATGGTGGTATTACACTAGGTAGCGATAGTAACAATGTACAAAAGGTTTTAAGTCCTACATTATTTGTTAATGAAAATCAACTTACAGACCAAGACTATAGTATAAGGGTGCGCAGTAGTGCATTTGGTACAATTGCTACAGATGCAATTTATATAAAAGCTGACACAGCTCACGTGGGTATCTTTAAAGAGGATCCTGCATACACATTAGATGTTGCAGGCAATGTTAATATAGACGGCAATTTATTTGTACAAGGCGACACTACACAAGTTAATGTTACTAATTTAGAAATAGAAGATAAGACTATTGAGCTTGCTAAATCTAATGACAGTACGATCGGTGACGATGAAGCAATTGATCTAGGTGGCATCATACTTACATCTTCAGATTCACCTAAAACAATGTTATGGTCAAGAACAACTAATAGCTGGACATCGAATGTTAATTTTGATTTAGACAACGGCAGAGTATATAAAATTAATGGTGTAACTAAACTATCTGATGCACGTTTAGAAAATACAATATTATTTGCCGAAGGTTTAAGAAGAATAGGTACTCTAGAATACTTAGATGTTGATAATATTAATATTAATTCTAGTGCAATTACTGCATCACAACCTCTTACAATTAACTCTACTGACACTATTACAATAAACAATAGAAAAATTACAGGTGTTATTGACCCGACAGTAGAAAAAGATGTTGCAAATAAAAATTATGTCGATACACAAATTGATAGTGAAAGAGTTATTATTACATTAGATATTACTAACTTAAATGATAATCAAATCGGATTTATCTTAGATTCAGTATATCCTGCTGTTGAAAAAGAAGAAGGAACAATAGGATTTGTTATTGTACAAGATGCTAATGCTTCTATTGTTAGTAACGTGGATGTTGATGCTGTAAAGAATATTACATATACTGCTGTTGATAGTAACGGCACACAAAACGAATCGGTTATGCAGGATATTGCTTTCTTCCCTGCAAGTGGTAACTTAACAAGACAAGTTACTACTGGACTTAAGAGATATGAAGTAGAAAGCGGCAATTGGGTATTTAAGTCTGATGTATATACTGACTTCACAACTGATCCAAATTGGCCATAAGGATAAATATAATAAGTAACAAGGGTTGAACACAAATGGCTTATACACTGAACAAATACAATGCTGATATTTTAACTGTAGTCGAGGACGGTACAGTTGATAATACCACAGACTTAAAATTTATAGGTAAAAACTATGCAGGATATGGTGAAATTCAAAATGAAAATTTCCTATTCCTTTTAGAAAACTTCGCAGGTAATAATCCTCCACCAAGGGCATTAAATGGTCAAGTGTGGTTTGATGCATCTGTTAGCAAACTCAAATTTTATGATGGTAACAAATGGCGTTCAACAGGCGGATCAGAAGTTGCAACTGGAGAACCTACAGGCTTAACAGAAGGCGATTTTTGGTGGGACACTATTAATGAACAACTATTTGTGTATAACGGTTCAACATTTGTATTAATAGGCCCACAGAACGCTGGTGAAGGTGTTACAGCATTTGTTAGTGATACTGTTACTGATAATGTAGGATCTGATAGATCTGTGATTAAAGGTATTGTCGGTGATGAAGTTGTTTATATACTAAGTTCTACGTCTTTTGAATTAAGCAATCAAGACAAAGTAGAACTTCCTGGATTTACTTTAATTAAAGCAGGTTTTACACTTAGAGGAACTGATGCAGTAGGCGTTACTCAAGCATCTTTAACTCCTGATTATATACATTGGGGTACAGCAAGTAACGCATTAAGACTGGGTGGAAGATTAGCTGAAGATTATGTATTAGGAACAAATCCGTCATTTACAGGAAATGCTAGTTTTCCCGATGCAGGTATTACTGTCGGCGGCGCCAATGAAATTAAAATCTATATTGATAGAGAAGCTACAAGTTCTACAGAAGACCACGGAGTTATTGAAAATGACGTAGGCAGTGACAGTAAAATCAGCTTCAAAGCAACAAATAGTACAGGAACTTCTGAGCATAGTTTAACTATAAAATGGGACGGCATGGTTCCTGCTACAGATAATAGTAAGAATTTAGGCACTTTAACTAAAAAATGGGCAAATGTTTATGCTACAAACTTTATAGGTAAAGCTGATGAATCAAAAACATTAAGAGTTACTGGAGCAGGAGCAGAATATTTTGCTGTTGGTAGAGAAGATGCTACGCCTAAATCTATCGCAGCAAGAACAGCTGACGGCGACATATATGCAAATAGATTCCAGGGTATTGCAACTAGTGCTCAATATGCTGACTTAGCAGAAAAATATACCACAGAAGAAGAACATCCTGTAGGTACAGTAATGGCAGTTGGCGGCGAAGCAGAAACAAGACCAGCAAAAGTAAGCGATTTAGTAATAGGTGTTGTATCTGAAAAACCTGCGTACTTAATGAATGCTGAAGCAGACGGGCAAGCATTAGCACTAAAAGGGCGTGTTCCGGTAAGAATAAACGGACCGGTAAGTAAAGGGCAAGCAATATATGCATGGCAAGATGGAGTTGCATCTACTATTGCATCAAACGGATTAGTTGGTGTTGCTCTAGAAAGTAATAGTGACGAGGGCGAAAAATTAGTCGAGTGCGTATTAAAAGTATAAATAATTTAAATATACGTATATTAAAGGATAGTTTATGGCCGAAGAAGATATTATTACCGCAGCACGTTATAATCTGTTGCAAGCAAGAATAGCTACAATTATGGGTGATCCTAGTGATAGCGAAGGCTACGGACAGCAATTAGAAAGTGATAATGTTGCTGTATCTAGTATTGTCAGAGCAACCGACATGGCTGCTTTATATACAGATATGATACGTGCTAGGAAACACCAGACAGGAAATATTCCAAACACAATTAGTAGCATTGTAGCCGGTGATGTTATAAATGATGACGATACAGCACCTTATGATACTACAAGTTTTACAGCTTTTGAAGAAGCTATGGAAGATATAGAAGCAGATAAATTCCAATTAGATTTGTCACAAGCTACAGTTCAGTCATTAGAAACTGCAACACGCAATCCTGGATGGAACAGTACAATTTATTTAGAATTTAGTTTAAATTTTACAGGATATACGACAGATAATGGTACTGCAATTTCAGCAGCTGATCACAGACGTGCTTTTTTTAATGCAGGAGGTCAAATTTATATTGCACCTAATTTAAGTGGCGGCTCGGGTAATAAAACAAATGATTGGAGAGATTTACTATCTTCAATAAATCAAATTAGATTCAATCATACCCAAACCAATGCTGATGCAGGAACAGGCAGCACAATCGGAAATTATGATCTAACAACTAGTTATAAGCAATTGTTTATTAAACAAGCAGAATTATATCCTGCATATAATGAAAATAATTTTAAAGTATATGCAAAAAGATTATCAGATAGTGAAATTCAGTTTAAAGTTGAATTTAATGACGATGATACAGGAGATCGAACAGGTTTAGGTCCCGCCCAAGATGAATCTATTACAGGAACAGTGTCCGTTGTAGTACAAGCGTTAAGACCTAGTGGTACTTCTGTTGATGTACCGGCACCAACTTATGTAGAAAGATCTGCATTTAATTAACTTTTTTCTTGACTTATATACTAAGTTTGTTATAATAAGTTATATATAGATTTTTCGGAGATTAAGGTGGCAACAACTACACCAATATTAGCAACTAGATTTAATAACTTGCAAGCAAGGATTGCTACAATTTATGGTGCCCCTGCAAGTGCTAGTTCTACTTCTGGTTATGGACAAGCAGTACGTTCAGCCCAAGTTGAAAATTGGGCCGCTGCATCAAGAACTTTTGATGCTGTATCTAATGTAAATTATACAACTAATAGAATTACTATTTCAGGTCATGGATGGACTACAGGAGATTTAGTCGGTTATGATGCTTTTGGAAATGATCCTATTATAGGTAACTTGGTTGATGATGCGCATTATTATCTTAAAGTTATAGATGGAAATACCATAGAACTTTGGTATGAATATGACGGAACTACATTTACACGTCAAGTCGATTTATTGACAGGATCTACAGGATCTCATATTTTAAATTATTATGATGCAGATAAGATTACAGATGACGATTATTTTAATTTGTATTTAGATATTGCTGCTGCAAGAATACACCAAGTAGGATCAGCATTTACAGTTGGCAATAATGCTATTATTCAAACCGGCGATGTAATAGAATTAAGTTATTTGACTTTCCTAGAAAGCACTATGACAGACGTAGAAGCAGATAAGTTTTTAATTGCTGATCCTGGTCAAGTTGATCTAGAAAGTATTAGAGATGGTACTGGAACTAGTATCGATGTGGTAAGAACAAGCGCCTGGAACGGCACAAGATATCATGAATTTAATCTTAATTTTGGAAGTACAGCATTAGGTAGAGGTTTTTGGAATGCCGCAGGAGAAATTAGATTTAATCCTAGTCTAACAGGCGGTAGCGGAACTAAAACAGGTGATTGGCGTAATATGATTAATACACCTAACGGTGTAGGGTCAATGACATTTTCTCGTACAGGACTTACAAAGTCAGGTCCTGGCGGTAGTATTACAGCAGGAATTACTCCTAGGAATTTAACTACAACCTATCAAGTTCTAATGGAACATACAGGTGCAAGTTATGCTAACAACAGATATAGATTATCTGCAAAGAAAAGCGGAGCAACTTACACATTTAGATTAGAATTTGCAGATCTTGACAATCCTCCAGGGTACGGTGTTGATGAAAATGTAAATGGTACTCTTGCAAATAGTATGCAAATTTATAGACCAAATGGCACAGTTACAATTGGCGGAACACCTTACAATACTGTAACATTTAATCCAGTAGGTCAAAATTTACAAACACTTTAATCAAATAATTATTGACAAACTTCTATATTTCTTATATACTATGTATAAAGCAAAATAGGAGTTTTTTAATGGATGAACGTTTAGAAAAAGCATTAGAATTTAGTAACTATATGGTTACTTTGAATAATAAAAAGCGACTTCTAAAAGAAAAACTATACGAAGATCTTGTATATTATATCAACGGTTGTCAGTTTAGTATTACTAAAGAGCTTATTACATTTGTAGGATTTTTAGTCGAACGAGGCAACGACACTGATGTTGTACTAACTGATGACAATGATATTCCTACACGTATAAGTGATTTAAATGACTTCTATGAAGATATCATTGATACATATTTTGCAGCAGCAAACGAATATCACACAGAGTATGAAAACTTAAAAAAGAATCGTTCAGTAGAGACACTTATAAATGACTAGTAGAGGTGTTGTTGTTTTTGCAAAAAACAATGAAAAAATTGATTACATAAAGCAATGTGTGTATCTTGCTAAAAGAGCAAAAGAACACTTAGGTGTTCCGACTAGTATTATCACTGACTGTGCTGATTATTTAAAAGAAGCATACGATCAAGACGTATTCGATCATATTATTTCTGTAGAAAATAGAAAAGACATGAACAGACGCCGTTTTAGAGACGGCACAATTAACGAGTATAGAAGTTTATTTAAAAACAACAATAGATCTCACATTTATTCATTAAGTCCTTATGATGAAACACTATTAATGGATTCGGATATAATCATATGCAACGATGCACTAAAACATGCATTTGACAGTCCTGAAGACTTTTTGATATACAATAGTTCTACTGATCTTGCAGACTTTAGAAGTCAAGAAGAATTTCAATATATTAGTGAAGCAAGTGTAGAATTTTATTGGGCTACTGTAGTATTTTTTAGAAAAACAGAAACTAATAAAATATTTTTCGACTTAGTTACTCATATTGAAGAAAATTACGATCATTATTGTAAAGTTTATCAGTTAAGAACTAATTATTTTAGAAATGATTTTGCATTCAGTATTGCTATACATATGATGAACGGATTCCAGTCTGGTCCTTTTGCAGGACAATTGCCTGGAAAACTTTATCATATAATTGATAAAGATATATTGCATAGAATAAACAAAAATAAATTATTATTTTTAGTTGAAAAAGAAAAGTATTTAGGTGAATATACACTTACCGAAACTAGCGGACTAAATGTTCATGTAATGAACAAGTTTAGCTTGATGAGAGAAATTGATAAGGAATTAGTAAATGACTAAGGGTGTTGTTGTACTAGCTCAAAATAATGAAAATGACGATTATGTAAAGCAAGCGTGTTTGCTAGCAATGAGTTTGTCTATTACAAACAGCAACACTCTTATTAGCATTGTTACAGACGACGAAGTTCCTAGTAAGTATAAAAAGCTATTTGATAAAATTATTCCAATTCCATTCGGAGATGATGCAACTAAGGCAGATTGGAAAATAGAAAACAGATGGAAAATATTTCACGTCAGTCCTTATGATGAAACTATTGTAATGGATACTGATATGCTTGTTCTACAAGATATATCAAATTGGTGGAAGTTTCTTGAAGACTATGAAATGTTTTTTACAACTAATGTTAATACATATAGAAACGAGCGTGTAGAAACTACGTATTACAGGAAAACATTTGTTGCAAACGACTTGCCTAACATTTATACAGGATTCTATTATTTTAAAAAATGTGACACAGCATTAAAGTTTTTTGAATGGCTAGAACTAATTGTAAAAAATTGGGAACTATTTTATGGTAAGTTTGCATCTGAAGAATATCCTAAATGGGTTAGCCTAGATGTAAGTGCTGCTATAGCAATTAAAATCATGGATATAGAAAGTAAAGTTACAAATAATAAAATATCCTATCCAAGTTTTACCCATATGAAACCTGCTGCACAAAAGTGGTTTGAAACACCAACAAAATGGCAAAACAGAGTTGATGTCTATATCAATAAAGATTGCGAAATAAAAGTCGGTAATCATTTGCAAACTGGTATTTTCCATTATACTGAAAAAGACTTTGTAGATGATATAATACTTTCGAGATATGAAAGCAAATGTAATGTCTGATAAATTTAAAAAACTTTTTGATCTTATACAAGATACTAATACAAGTGAAAGTACATATGTTTATTTTACTCCTGAAACAGGAAAAATTAACAAAATAGGTACTAAAACTGATACTACTGATTTCTTAGCAATTCAAGTTGATCCGGAAGATGTAAAGCCTATTATGAACGGAAAGGCTAGGCTAGAAGATTATAGGGTTGTATTTGATAAAGTAGAAAAAGAATATAAATTGCAAGAAACTCTTGCAATCAAAGACGATCACATATATAATGTATTACATGAAGTACCTTACAAAGAAGTATCTAAGGAACAAAATAACAAAGACATCGATCTTGTAATTGTACAAGATCTAAAAGAAAAATGTTGGAAGTTAAAATTAGGTGATAACATTAGAAAGATTTTTGAAAGAGACGGCGCATTTTTAGCAAAAAATATTAATCTAAGCGTTACAGCAAAACACGACCCTAATATTTTTTATAAAACTATAAGCGTTAATTTTGGTAGTCTTTTATCTCAAGGCTATGAAGTTTTGCCTTTCCATCATTCTTTTGAACATAACGGTGATGACGTAAGCATATTTACGTCTAAGATTTTTGAAACATTTTTATATGAGAAAGTAGTATGACAGCACTTCGTGTAGCAGAATGCGATATAATTTATTTGAGTTATGACGAGCCAAACGCAGAAAAAAATTATGCAGATCTGTGTAGCAAAATTCCGTGGGCTAAACGTGTAGATGGTGTAAAAGGTAGTGATGCTGCACACAAGGAATGTGCAAAGATATCAGACACAGATCGTTTTATTACAATTGACGGCGATAACATAATTAATGCTGATTTAATACAAGAAGAAATAACACTGAGTACTCAACAGCAACAAGGTAATTATGTAATTAGTTGGGCTGCTAACAATCAAATTAATGGATTAATTTATGGCAATGGCGGAGTAAAACTTTGGCCTAAAAAATATGTGTTAAACATGAAAACGCATGAAAACGCAGGCGACAATCCTCATGCACAAGTTGATTTTTGTTGGGATGCAAGCTATCTACAAGTAGATAAGATATTTTCCGAAATACATAATAACGCTAGTGCAAAACAAGCATGGCGAGCAGGATTTAGAGAAGGCGTAAAAATGTGCTTAGATCAGGGTATTAAACCTGATAGTATTAACGGCTTTTTTAAAAATCATTGGCGCAATGTACATAGAGCATATATTTGGATGAGTGTGGGTGCAGATGCTAAGAATGGTCTATGGGCAATATATGGCGCACGACAAGGATTTTATAAAACTATGCTTACTGATTGGGATTATATACAAGTAAGAGACTTCGATTGCTTAGATGATATTTGGGATAATATACAAGTTGATGAAGATAGTCTTTATGAAGGTACAGTAGAACTAGGTAAAAAAATTGTAAAAGGTATTGACGTACCTATTCCTGTAAAACCATTAGATCCTGATGCAAGTAGATTTTATAAATTTACGTATCAAAGCCCGACTAGAAGAACTATCCTACAGGATAACGAATGAAAAATAATCAAAAAGGCGACGAAATGATCAGCGATACTACTGGTCGTTATGATAGCAAATATTTTGAAAACGCAAAAGATTTATTACAAGGATTAAATGAAGTTAGTCCTAGCTTTTGTTTGGCAAAATGGTTTAATGTTAGCATACACATGCCAACAGGAAAAACGCATAGTTGTTATCATCCGCCAGCACATAATATTCCGTTAGAAGAATTAAAAGCATCGCCAGACGCACTACATAATACAAAGCATAAACTAGAACAACGTGAAAAGATGCTCAAAGGAGAACGTCCTAGCGAATGTGAATTTTGTTGGGCTATTGAAGATCAAGGTAATATAAGTGATAGAGCGTATCGTAGCAAAGATGTATATGAGCCTGGCCTTATACAAGAAGCACTAACAACAAAACGTCCTAAGCCTAAGTATTTAGAAGTTAATTTTAATCAAGCATGTAATTTAAAGTGTAGCTATTGTAGTCCTCATCTAAGTACAGAATGGCACAAAGAAGTTAAAAAGCACGGAGCGTATAAACTAGCAGACAGAAACCATAATGATCCTTTATGGGTAGATAGTTTAGGTATTGACAATTCACCTAGTAATCCTTATGTACAAGCATTTTGGGATTGGTTTCCAGAAATATATCCTACACTACAAACTTTTCGTATGACGGGCGGCGAACCGCTTATGGATAAAAATACATTCAAAGTATTCGATTATGTAAAGAAGAATCCAAGTGATACACTCCAACTTAGTATAACAAGTAACTGTAGCCCTCCTAAAGGACAATGGCAAAAGTTTATGGATGATTTAAAAGATATTACAGATAGAGATGCTGTAGATCATTTTATGTTGTTTTGTAGCTTAGACAGTTGGGGAAGACAGGCAGAGTACATAAGACACGGTTTAGACTTTGAACAGCTATACACGAACGTTACAGCGTATTTAAAGCACCAATCTAAGCACAGTTTAACATTTATTATTACTGCTAATTTGCTTAGTTTGCCTAATATACTATTATACATAAAAAATATACATAGATTGCGTAAAGAGTATAGTAATGATAGACAGCTTATCTGGATGGACGCTCCTATGCTACACGATCCTAAATGGCAAAGTATGAAACTAGCATCTCCTGAAATGCTACAGCCATTACGTGATACTATAGAATATATGGAACAAAATAAAGAAACACCAGATACAAGATTTAAAGGATTCAAGGATCACGAGATTGATAAAGTCAGAAGACTCCTGGATTGGGCAAGTGAGCCATTAAATACTGACGAAGAGCTTACTGCTAAGAAAAATTTCTATCTGTTCTTTAAGCAACACGACAAAAGACGAAATACTAATTTTATGGAAACATTTCCAACTATGATAAACTTTTATAACGAATGTAAGGAATATTATGAGCAGAGATAAAAGAATAGATGCAGTAGCAGAAAGACTTAATAAAGTAGGTCCAGGTTTTTGTGCTATGAAATGGCTACATCAAACGCTATATTTGCACACAGGAGATAATCACAGTTGTTATCATCCTCGTCCTCATCATATTCCTTTAGATGAAATTAAAAAAGATCCTAGTGCATTACACAACACACAGTGGAAAAAAGAACAGCGTAAAACAATGTTAGAAGGCGGACGCCCTGCAGAATGTTATTACTGCTGGAATATTGAAGACTTGCCAGGAGAGCATCTAAGCGATAGAATGTTTCACAGTGCAAGTGATTATGCAATTGATGAAATTGAAAATCTTGCAAAACTACCTTGGGATGCACCTGTAAATCCTAGATACTTAGAGGTAAGTTTTGGCAACGGCTGTAATTATAGATGTGGGTATTGTTCTCCACAAGCAAGTACGCTGTGGATGGATGAAATTAAAAAGCATGGTAATTACGATTTAACTTACAATCAGTATGGTATTGAGTTTTTAGAACACGGAACATATTATGGGCCCAAAGATGACAATCCTTATGTAGAAGCATTTTGGAAATGGTGGCCAAGTCTTAAGAAAGATTTATGGACATTACGTATCACAGGAGGCGAACCTTTGATGAATCCAGGTGCTATGCAATTTTTTGATTTATTAGAAAAAGAACCTGCGCCTCAGTTGGATATTAATATTAATAGTAATCTAGGTGTAAGTTATGCTAAAACTGATAAAATGTATGACAGAGTTGAAAGTTTATTAAATCAAAATAAAATTAAATCTTTCTCTTTATTTACAAGCATAGACACATGGGGTCCTCAAGCAGAGTATATGCGTACAGGATTAAAACTAGAGCATTGGGAAAGAAATCTAAAAGAAGCAATGCGCAGAGGGTTCAGAGTTAGTATTATGGTAACTTTCAATGTACTGTGTGTTACTAACTTTAAAAGTCTATTAGAAAAGGTTATAGAATGGAGAGAAGAATTTGGCCATGAAGCGATCGGGTTTGATGTTCCATACCTTAAAGAACCGCCTCATTGGATGATTAACATTTTACCTGAAGAATTTAATAGATATATGGATGATACACTAGACTTTATTGATTCTCGAATGGATTTATTTAGACCGAGCGAGTATGAAAAGTTTAAACGTGTAACAAATTATATGAAAGAAAATCCTGTTGATCCAGAAAAAATTAAACAGGGAAGAAGAGATTTCTTTAGTTTCTTTCAAGAAAACGACAAAAGAGTTGGACTTAATTTACTAGAAGTATTTCCTGAGTACGAAGGATTTTACAATCAATGTAAAGAAGTTTATGATACATACGAAGGATAATATATGTGGAATGGCATAATAGAAGGTGTTCATTGGGAACCGAGCGACAAGTGTAATAGTGCTTGTCCAATGTGTCCTAGATATACTTTTGATGGATTTGAAAATCCCGGACTAGCAAATACAGAATGGACACTGGATAATTTTATAAAAGCATGGCCTGAAGAGTTTATTAAGAATTTAAGAAAAATACTTAGTTGTGGCAATTTTGGTGATCCTTGTGCTTGTAGAGATTTCTCAAAAATCTATCAATATGTCCGCGAGGTAAATCCTACTATAGGTCTAGCGTGTAATACTAATGCAAGTTTGCGCACTCCGCAATGGTGGTACGATTTAGGTACTGTTATGCGGGCTGAACAGAACAAAGGAAATTATTGTACTTTCAGTCTAGACGGTTTAGAAGATACTAATCATATATACAGACGGAAAACTAACTTTAAAAAGTCAATTGAAAATGCGCAAGCATTTATAGACGCAGGCGGAGTTGCACACTGGGACTTTATTGTGTTTAAACATAATGAGCATCAGGTTGAAGAAGCACGTGATATGGCAATAAAAATGGGCTTCAAAAACTTTAATGTAAAGAAAACAACACGCTGGGCAAACTATAATGATCAAGGACAAGGGTTTTATCCTGTTTATGAAAAAGGCGAACACTTGTATGATTTAGAACAGCCTACAGATGCAGCATTTAAACACAATTTTGAAGATGCCACTTACTTTAAAGATCAAGATAGACAAAGTATTAGTGTAAAGCAACTTCGTAAAATGAAAGGCGTGAATAATAAACAACAAGTATTTGTTGATGGAGCATATAGAGAAATTGAATTAAACAATCTTAGTGTTGCTTGTAGAAGTTGTGCAGGTGCTAGACATGACAATCCTATAAATGAAATCTATATAAGTGCAGACGGTACTGTTGCACCTTGTTGTTTCTTAGGATCAGAACCTTTTTATCCTAGAGAAGGGTCAGGCGCATTTGTTGATGAAAACTATATGAAAATATTAGATTTAGACGGCGGCGTAGATAATTTTAATATGCATAAACATAATCTTTATGACATTTTACAAAGAGACGCATTCCGTAAATTTATTCCAGACACATGGCGCACGGACAAAAAGAGCAAAAATATGCGTCCATTTAAATGCGGCAGTTGTTGCGGCGTTGAATATAATAGCCTAGATTTTGGAGAACTAGGAGATAAGTTAGGATCTTACCTTGACAACTAAAGATTTAAACAATTTAAAACATTATTGTGTATTACCTTTTAATAGTGTTAGTATTTCCGCAAATGGAGAAATACGTCACTGCTGTAATGGCGGACATGGACTAACAGATACGTTCTTTGTTCAAGATGTAGATGTTAATGGCCTTATTAATAATCCATTTATACATGACATCCGAGAATCTTTCTTAAAAGACGAAAGACATCCTAAATGCTCACGTTGTTGGGAAATGGAAGATATGGGTGTTATGAGTTTTAGAGAAGTTGCTAATAGACACAAAAACTATAACATCAATACTACAGGTGTCAGAACTTTTAAGAAAGAACTTAACTTTGAAGATATTGAATACATTGATTTAACATTAGGAAATAAATGTAATCTAGCCTGTAGAATGTGTACTCCTACTAGCAGTAGTTTGCTAGCCAAGCAGCAAAAGGATATGGGAATTTGGCAGGGCGATGTAGATATTGATCATAGTGACTCAGACAAAGAAAAAATATTAGAACTATTTAGAAAGGCTGTAAATCTTAAAAATATCTATATGTTAGGCGGTGAGCCTCTTATTAATTCTATGCATTTTGAAATATTAGATTTGCTAATTGAAACTGGCCAATCAAAAAATATTGAAATTTTCTTTAATACGAATTTACAAGTTAATAAAATTTCTAGTTATTACGATAGATGGGAAAAGTTTGCTAGAGTACGCATACAAGCAAGTATTGACGGATCTGGCGACTGTTATGAGTATATTCGTTATCCGGGCAAATGGGACAAGCTTTATAAAAATTATAAAGAACTTAGTAAAAT